GTAGCCTTGACGGTCTGGTGGAGGCTACGGGCCTTGAGTCGGACAAGCTGAACGCGGCGATTGATGCGCTGGAGAAGGGCGAGATGCTTTCTGACGAGCTCGCCGAGGTGCTTGACACGGCGATCGGTCGTCTCCGCTCTGAGCGTGATGATGTGGCGTCTATGCTGGCGCTGAAGCAGAAGCAGCTTGACATGCTGCTTGCTCGCGTCTAGTACCACTATTTTGGTGCGTTATCCTATGTGTGCGTTTGCGGAGCCGCGAGCGTATTCGGATTCGCGGAGCCGCGGCCGGTAGCAGTACACAAACCGTTACCCTTGAAAGGGGTGTAGATCATGTCGGAGTACATCAAGCGACAGCACGATCTTCGCCAGGCCGCGTGGCATGAGGCGAAGCAGATCCTCGATACGGCAGGCGCCGAGAACCGCGACCTGACCGCTGAGGAGCAGGAGAAGTACGATCGCATCAGCGCCGATCTCGACACGCGCGCTCAGGTGATCGAGCAGCTGAAGGCTGACGAGGAGCGCGCCGCGCGTCTCGACGCTGTGGCTGCTGAGATCCGCACGGACGAGGCTCCGGCTGGCGACGACACGGACGCTGAGGCGATCCGCAAGCTCTCCCGCGGCGAGATTCGCTCGTTCGACTTTCAGAAGCGCGACGTTCTGACGAGCTCGACGGGCAGCCCCGTACCTACGAGCTTTTTCGACCAGGTGATCCTCAAGGCTCGTCTCGTCGGCCCGATGCTCGACGTTCCGACGATCCTCAACACGGCTGGCGGCGAGAACCTCCAGATCCCGTCGATCGGCACCTACAGCTCCTCGAGCACGGTGACGGCTCAGGGCGCCAACTTCAGCGAGTCTGATCCGGCGTTCAACTCGTTCACCACGCTGGGCGCGTTCAAGTACGGCTTCATCATTCAGCTCTCTCGCGAGCTGATCGAGGATGCCGGCGTGGACATCACCTCGTTCCTGGCGGAGCAGATCGGCAACGGCCTTGGCTATAACGTGCAGTCGGCTCTCACCACGGGTGGCGGCACGACCGCTCCGACCGGCATCGTCACGGCCGCTGGTTCGGGCATCACGGGTGGAACGAGCGTCTCCGGTGCGTTCACCGCTGACAACCTGATCGACCTGTACTACAGCCTTGACGGTGCTGCTCGTCTTCTGCCGGGTGTCGGCTGGATGGCGAACGGCGCGTCGCTCGGCGCGATGCGGAAGCTGAAGGACACCGCCGGGAACTACGTGTTCTCGCCGGCGCTCGACGGCAACCAGCGCGATCTCCTGCTCGGCAAGCCCGTGTACGAGAACCCGCACATGAGCAACGCCGGTACCGGCGTCAAGAGCGTCCTCGTCGGTCACATGCCGTCGTACTACGTTCGCACCGTCGGTGGAATTCGTCTGGACAGGTCAGACGATTTTGCCTTCAATGCTGACCTGGTAACCTTTCGAGCCAGCATGCGCGTCGATGGCAACCTGCCGCAGACGTCGCACATCAAGTACTTCGTCGGCGGCGCTTCGTAGCACCGCTAGTATTCGGGCCGTCTCATCGTTATGATGAGGCGGCCCGTTTCTATTTGGAGGGAACCTAGTGGCGAATCGCGCGCAGCGCAGACAAGCAGCGAAGCACGCACCAGGCGTGCCTGGAGTGACGCGACAACGCATCTTGTGGAATAGCAATGCGCCTTTTGCCGCGACGGGGTATGGCGTGCAGACGGCTCAGGTGATCGATCGCATGATGCGTGATGGTCACGAGGTGGCCGTGGCGTGCAACTTTGGACTGTCTGGTTCGTCTACGGATTGGAATGGCGTCAAGCTGTACCCGACGGGTGTGACGCAATACTCCGATGACATTCTGAAGGCGCATGCGGATCATTGGGCTAGCGGCTCCGACTTGCCGAGTCTGGTCATTGCTTTGTTTGATGTGTGGGCGTTGAAGAATCCGAGCGTGATGCGGATTCCGAAGATTGCTGCGTGGTGTCCGATCGATCACAAGCCGACGCCGCCAGAGGTGACTGAGTGGCTGATGCGTCCCAATGTGATGCCGATCGCGATGAGCAAGTTTGGTTCGGAGATGATGACGCTCGACGGGCTAGAGCATCTTTATGTTCCGCACGCGCTCGAGCCGGAAGCATTCAAGCCTACGGAGTCTTTCAAGGATACGACGGGTCGCGATGTGACGGGTCGCGAGCTGATGGGCATCGATGATCCGAACGCTTTCATCGTGATGATGAACTCTGCGAATAAGGGTCGCACGCCGCCGCGTAAATCGTGGGGCGAGAATCTACTCGCGTTTGGCGTGTTCGCGAGCGAGCATCCTGACGCGATCCTGTATCTGCATACGGATGAGACGGCTGCCCTCGGTGGCGTGAACCTGCATCGCCTGATCGCTGGGTGCGGCATCAAGAAGGAACAGGTGCGGTTCGTTGATCAGTACCTGTACCGCATGAATATTCCGCAGCAGGCACTAGCGGCGCTGTATACGAGTGCTGATGTGCTGCTTGCGACTTCGGCTGGTGAGGGTTTTGGTGTGCCGGTGATTGAGGCGCAGGCGTGCGGGACGCCGGTGATCGTGTCGAATTGGACGGCGCAGCCCGAGCTCGTCGCTGATGGGTGGATCATTGATGGGCAGCCGATGTGGGATCCGTTCCAGGATTCGTGGTTCTTCACGCCGAATGTGTCGCAGATCGTGACGAGTCTCCGCGAGGCGTACGCGCGTAAGGGCGAGACGAGTGCGAAGGCGGTTGAGGGGATGCGCGAGTATCACGCGGATCGTGTGTATTCGGAGCATTGGCGTCCCGCGCTCGAGCGGCTCGCAACTTGGCGCCCATGATTCCGACTGTCATCATTCCCGTTCTCGGGCAGCATGATCTCCTCGAGCGATGCGTAAAGAGCCTCGTGTGGTGTGTCGATATGCTCATCATTGTGGACAATGGGGACGAGCTCGAGGAGGCTACGGTGCGTTCGTGGCTTGACGAGGATGATCCGATGCGTGTCTATGTGTGGCGGATGCCTAACGGGTTGAGTGTGGCTGGTTCGTGGAATCTCGGGATAAAGGCGATGCCGTATTCGCCTGGGTGGCTGCTCTTGAATTCGGATGCGTGGTTTGCGAATGATCCGTTTGAGGAGTATGTGCGCGAGCTTCAGCCTGATCGGATCGTGCTTGCTGGGTCGCCGCCGTGGTGTTGCGCGTGGATTGGTCGCGAGGTCGTGCAGCGCGTCGGCCTATTCTGCGAACGATTCCACCCAGCGTACTTTGAGGACAATGATTACGAGCAGCGCGCGCGACTGATGGGCATCCCGGTTGAGTATTCGAGCGTGGATGTGCGGCACGATAATTCGTCTACGCTGGAGCGCAATTCCGAGTATCAGGCGCATAATGCCCGAACGTTCGCAGCGAATCAGGCGTATATGCAGTACCGGTGGGCGAACGTTGATGCGGATGGTTTGCCGGCAACAGCCGAGTGGGATCTCGCGACGCGCGTGCGGAATGGGTGGGAGAAGTGATCGATACGCTCCTCGTCGGGTACGGGTATTGGGGTCGCATCATGGCGCGAAACCTTGTCGATCATCCCGCGTATTTTTTGGCGGGTGTGCATGATCCTGATCCGCGTGCGCTTGCGGATGCGAAGACGGAGAATCTGCATTCGTTTCATTCGATGCGTGACGCGCTCGAGGCGACGCATCCGAAGCTTGTGGTGGTGTGCGCGCCGATCGGCAGCATATTCATGGCAGCATCAGAAGCCTTGCACTCGTATGCGAACGTGATGCTTGCCAAGCCTGGCGTGACGACAATGGACGAGTATGAGCGGTTGTTTCGTGTTGCCGACTATAACCAGCGGAAGGTAGTCGTGGACTATACGATGCTTTCGCATCAGTCTTGGCAGACGCTCTGCACGTTCAAGCCACAACTAGGCGAGCTCGTGACGTTTCATGCGTTGCGTTACTCGGTTGGTAATCGAACGGGCGCGCCGATCCTGTTCGACATGATGGTGCATGACTTGGCGATGCTGGTCGAGTGGGAGCCTGGCACGGATTGGCTGGTTGATAGTGCTGAGGTGACAGAGTGCGTCGTGGCAGCAAAGCTGGTGAGTGGCCGGAAGACCGCGCTGGTTGAGGCGCGGACGGATCAGTTCGCGCCTAAGCGTGCCGTGTCGCTTGGTGGTGCTCGAGGATTTGCGTTGTGGGATCAGATCGATGATGTGATCGTGTCAAGTGATAAAGAGCTCGAGCACGTCTTTGATGAGGATGATGCGCCGAAGAGTGCGGTGTATCGCCGGTTGAGCGATACGGCGCTCGTGATCAATAAGGGCGCGCCCGATAATCGGGTGACATTTCAGCGTGTGACGGACTTGGCGAATCAGATTGTGGAGGCTGCGCGATGATCATTGACGAGACGCATGGCGAGGTAATCGTTGGTGCTGATTGTGAGGTGTTTGAGACGGCGATCCTGACGGGGCCGCTCACGATCGGTGATGGTGTCTACATTGGCCCGTATGCGGTGGTGGGTGCGCCGGCGCAGCATCGCGGATCGTATCCGTGTGGTGTCGGGTCGCCGCATCGCGCTGAGGGCGTTGTGATTCGTGATGGTGCGTGTATTCGCGAGTTTGTCCAGGTACATCAGGGAATCATTAGGCCGACGATTGTTGGTGAGGATTGTTTGCTGATGGCTGGCGCGCATATCGCGCACGATTCGCAGCTCGGCGCTGGCGTGACGATGGGGAGTTTTAGCATTCTGGGTGGCTTCACGCTGATTGATGATGCTGCAACGTTCGGGCAGGGTGTCGTGACGCATCCGTGGACGATCATTGGGGAGCGCGCAATGGTCGGCTTGAACTCGAGCGTTGTGAAGGATGTGCAGCCGTATGCGAAGGTTGCGGGTGCGCCTGCACGATTGCTCGGGTCGAATACGCGTAAGGATGCTGCGCTGCCTAGCGATTATTCCGAGGATCTATTGTCGGATTCGGTGTGGGAGCGGTATGCGCGCCTAGCTGATTCGCAGCGTGAGGCACAAGGATTGTGGGCATGGCTAGACCACTCTTGATCATCATGAATCCGCGAAGGATTCCCGAGTGCATTAGTGCGCTCGAAGCGTTGCCAATTAGCAAGCTCTGGATTGAACGCTATACGGAGCATCAGATCGCTGATCTTCTACCCGGCCTGATCAATGAATGCGAGTACGATCCGATCGGCATCATTTCGGATGATTCGCTTCCGACTGCTGACGCGCTGAATCTCGTGCTTGAGCATTATGTTGATGGCGAAGTTGTTACCGCGTATTGCAATGTGGATGAGCGATCATCGATTGTGAATCTATCTGTTGAGCCTTTGGCTGTGCAGGATATGGCTACGCTGGATTGTTATACGATGCCGAGTCGTGAGGATGTCGAGGCAGAGTCTGACGCGAAGGTGCGTACTTGGTTCGCTGGGCATACTCTTACGTTTATGAGTCGCGAGTTATGGCGGAAGTATCCGTTCGTGGCGATTGGTGGTGGTAATGGGTCGCAGTCGGATTATTCGATGTCGTGCCGGTTGCAGACGGATGGGGTTCCTATTTGGGCGGTGCGTGGTGCGTTTGTTCAGCATCTGAAGGCGGTTGTTGATCATGTGGAGCAGGATGGTATTCGCCGATTGTTGATTGGTGTGGAGTCTCCTGGTATTCGGTGGGATCAGTGCGCGTAGTCGTTATGACGCCGAGCTTGCCGGAGCGTGCAGAGTTTCGTGCGGAGTGCGTGGAGAGTGTGAAGGCGCAGACGCTCGCGCCGGTGGCGCATGTTGTGATGCTTGATTATTTGCGCGCTGGGCCAGCGGTAATGCTGAATCGGATGCTGCCAGCGTGTATAGCTTCTGAAGCTGATTGGATCGCACAACTCGCCGATGATGATCTGATCGATCCGCACCACCTAGAAACGCTCGTAGCGCACTCGGACGACGCGGATATCGTCTACTCGTATTGTCGCGTCGAAGGGCGCGGCTTCAATCCGAACAGCCCATTTGATGCTGATCGGCTCAGGCGTGAGAACTACATCCCTGCTACGACGCTGATCCGTACGGGCTTGTGCGAAGAGCTCGGGTGGCGTGCTGATTCGGCGTATGGTTTTGAGGATTGGGATTTCTGGCTTCGCGCGCTTGATGCTGGCGCGCGGTTTGTGTGTGTGCCGGAGGAGACGTGGACGTACCGGTTTCATGGTTCTAACCTGTCCACGGGCGGGTAGAATACGAGCATGGCGATCACGAATGGCTATTGCACGCTCACGCAGGTCAAGGCTGCGCTTCGCATCACCGACTCCACGGACGATACGCTCCTCGAGGGCAGCGTAGAATCCGCGTCCAGGCTGATCGACGGTTACGCCATGCGGAGCTTCTACAATGCTGGTACGGCGGTGCGCGTCTTCTCGACGAATGATTCGCTGTACGTGCAGACGGATGACATGGCTGGCACGGCCGTCACGATCGAGACGAGCACGCTCGGCGATGGTGTGTGGGATGTCACTTTTGCTGCGACGGATTACCAGCTCGAGCCGTTGAACGGCACGCTGGATGGAATTACGTGGGCGTATGATCGTGTCCGCGCCGTCGGGGATTACGTGTTCCCGACGACGAGCGTCCTCCAGGGCGAAGGGCAGGCACTCGTGCGCGTCACGGCTGTGTGGGGGTGGCCAGCGATCCCGAAGGCGATCGAGACGGCAACGATCATTCAGGCTACACGAATCTTCAAGAGATTTGATTCGCCGCTCGGTGTCGCCGGCTTTGGGGATTTTGGTGCTGTTCGCGTGTCGCGGTTTCTTGATCCTGATGTGGAGCAGCTCGTTCAGCCGTATCGGAAGATGCGGAACGTGAAGTGAGCGCGACCGTTGGCGAGATCAAGACGGCGCTCGCAGCGGCGCTGGGTACGATCACGGGTCTGCGCGCGTATGATCGCCAGCCGGATAATCTGAACGCGCCGTTTGCTTTTCCGAGCCTGGAGACGATTGAGTATCACGGCGCGATGAGTAATGGACTCGTCACGCAGACGTACCGTATTAGTGTGATCGTGGGTCGTGCTGCGGAGCGCAGCGCAGAGGATCGCCTTGACACGTACCTGTCTTATGATCAGGGCGGCATTCGGTACGCGATCGAGTCTGATCCGACGCTCGGCGGGTATGCGCGGACGAGTATCGTAGAGTCGGCGGGTAGCATTCAGACGATCGACGGTAACGATACGACGTATCTTATGATCGAGTTCCGCGTCATTGTGTACGCATAAGGAGACGAGATGAGCAAGACGTATAAGGTTGTCGAGGGTTTTACGGTGTACGGGAAGAAGGGTGGCGAGCTGATTTCTGAGGATGAGATTGGTAGCCAGGCGCTTCTGGACGGGCTTGTTGGGTCTGGTCGTCTGATTCTCGTAGAACCCGTGAAATCGTCGGCTACAATCAAGAAGGTAAACGACGACACCTTGAAAGGGGTCTAAGTAACGTGGCTAAGCTCGTAATGACCAACGCGAACGTGACCCTCGGCGGCACGGACATCAGCACGTACGTCGCTTCGGTGACGCTCAACATCTCTGTGAATGAGGTCGAAACGACCGCCTTCGGAAGTGGCGCGGTGACGAGGACGGGCGGGTTGCAGGACAATTCTGTGACGCTCGACATGCACCAGGATTTCTCGGCGATCGAGGGCCTCGTCTATCCGCTGATCGGCTCGACGACTTCGCTCGTCATCAAGCCGAACGGCACCGCCGTTGGCACCGCGAATCCGTCGTATACGACGAATAGTGTGCTTATCACCGAGTGGACGCCTGTAAACGGAGCTGTGGGAGAGTTGGCTACTGCGTCCGTAACGTGGCCCATCTCGGGTACCGTGACGAAGGCTGTAGCCTAAACTCATCGCGCCTATCGGCGCTAGTTGGAGGGAATGAGGATGCAAGTTCAGTTCAAGATCAAGCCGAAGGGCGGCGCCACGGAGATGGTGACCGCCGAGCTCGTCGACGTGATCGCGTGGGAAGAGAAGTTTCAGCGCCCTTCGACCGAGCTTGGCGGCGATACGATCTTCGCTCGCGATTTTGTCTGGCTTGCGTGGCATAGCGTGCAGCGCCAGGGCAAGACAACGCTGGACTTCATGGATTGGGTTGCGACGCTTGAGGATATCGAAGGCTCCGAGTCGGCCCCTTTAGAGCACTCGGAGAATCCTCCTCCCATTGGCTGATCGCGAGTCTCGCGGTCGAGACCGGCATAGCACCGAGCCAACTCTTGCTAGAGTCGGAGCGTATGCTTTGGACAATGCTCGGCTACATCAGGTGGCGAGCGGTTCACTCGCAAGGATAGTGTGATGGCACAGCCGTATCGCGTGCGGGGCCTTGACGAGGCTCTGGACACTCTGAAGAAGATCGATCCCGAGTTGTATAAGGCGGCTCAAAAGCGGATCAAGGGTGATGCGAAGCCGATGATTACGGAGGCTCGTAATGGTGTGCCGCAGCAGTCTCCGTTGTCTCGGTGGAAAGAGTCGAGTGGTGCTGGTCAGCGTTCGGGTGAGGCGCGGTTGCCTGCTTGGAGTGGGCGCCCTGCGAATCGGATCAATGCGAGCGTGCGTCGTCGGAAGATTCGCGGGACGGGTGGTAAGCGTACGCTGATGAAGATGCAGCAGACGAGTCCGGCTGGTGCGGTGTTTGACATTGCTGGGCGGAAGAATCCGGGCGGCTCGCAGTTCAATCGGAATCTGATTGCGAAGTATGGGCCGGCGTCGCGAAGTATGTGGCCGGCGGCGGAGAAGCATTTATCTACGGTTCAGAAGAGTATTGAGAAGAGCGTTTCGGAGATGGAGCGCACTCTCAATACGGAGCTGCGTACTCGTGGGCCTAGGTAGGAGCCGGTAGACTACTCGTATGGCTGTCGTTGTCCCTATCGTTGCTGATACGAGTGGCCTTAGTCGCGGACTAAAGGGAGCGGGTAGTGGTCTTGCTCGCTTTGGAAAGCTTGCTGCTGTAGCGATCGGTGTCGGCGTTACGGC